CCCAGAATTTCTTCTTTCCTTAGCGGATATAGTTATTTAGTAAACTATAAGAACTGTGATCCTACCTTTCCCTCTAAAAGGGCATCAGATAAGAGAATTATCAAAGATTTAGAAAACACGTACTCTAACGTTTTCTCACGGGATATTTACCATAAATATAATAGTGGACTAAAGAACCACTATCAACATTTTTGATAATATCCGCAAGAACCTTAGTAGATGCTTGAACCTTACTCTTCAACCCCCATTTTATACTGGCAATAGATGTAATATCTAATGCTTCATATAAAACAGGAATTTCATGTAAAGGTATACGTTTGGGTTTTGTAGTCCAAACATATAATTTACATCGAAGTTGAATAAGAGATAAGAGGGTATTAATATGTTTAATAATTAATATCCAAAAACCTAAATTCAAGAAGTTCAATACTGATGGGTAAGACACTAAACCTTTCCTAGTTACATTAATAAATAATATATTTCTAAGAAAGTAGAATATCTCGGACTTAAACTTATTTCTCGCTTTAACAAACTCACCTGCCACCTGCAAAAGCAGAGGGTAGTAGAATCTTGTTATATTCGAGTTCATATATCTAACTAAAGGGGCGGACTGCATCGTAGGATTTCCTACGTCAACAGTTGAACCCTTTAGATAAGATTGGATATATGAATCTAAAGCAATACTTCAAGCACAAATCTTTCTATTAACTCCAAAAAACTTTGGAGATAATAAAAGTTGTTCTTGAAGTGTTACTAAAGAAATAAGACCCTTTGATACCAACTCATGAATATATCTTAATGAATAAGATTTACTCCTTATAGTCTGCAGTATTAAACCTGCACCTATAGGAGAGTAATCTAGGCCACTAAATCCTTTCAATTTCTTCGCAAATTCTGTGAAATCTTTTGATTCCACAGACTTTTGGCGATTAATTGAAAGACCTAATGAAGACATCAAAATTAAGTATTGTTCAGCAACTTCATCGTTAGCAATAACGACGTCGTCACCAAGAACACAATAATCCTTAAAATCTTTCTTTCCAGCCAAAATTGAGGCTGCTATTACAATCACATGATGTGTAATAGCAAGCATAGCTCAACTGGAAAGAGCACCCATCGGTTGCCCGACGGCATATCTGATACTATCAACGGAAACATTACCTCTATTAAAAGGTAATGCTAACGCTTTATTAGAGTCTGCATCTAATTTTGGGATATTACGAATGTCGAACATAAATGGTTCAACTTTCGCAGTACCTTCAAAATTAAGATACCAGTCTATATCTAATAGTGTTCTTCAAGGAAGATTAAAACCAATAAGTTTTAATATATCCTCCTGAAGTATAATCGGTAATCTATCTGTAGCGGCACTTAAATCAAAACCATATAATGTAGGTTTAATCTTAGAATTTCTTCTAAGTAACCTATCAAATGGATAATCTTGATTAAAAGTTCCATCCACATCACTTAATTCTCTTAATTTATTAAAGAGAAATTTGTGAAGAGGTTTTAGACAAAGTTGGACTCAGTAAGAAGTTATTGCTATAACTCTTGCTTTTCCAGCTTGATCATAAACCACTGATAGACGACCCAACTTGTACGAAGGAGTAATCCCTAAAGAAACACACAAGACATAGATAGGTCCAAAGAGAATTATTATCGAAAGGAGATATAAGATTAATCCTATATTTCCACGAAGTAATAAAGTCTTAATAATATCATAAAGGACAAAAGGTTTATGTAATAATGCTAAAGCATCATTAATAGACCCAAATCCAGCTATGACATTATTTGGCCCAGCAGCCTCACTTCAATAAAGTGAGCATTTTAGATTATTAGTATACTTCTTAAATAAATTCAACTCCTTTAATGATTTAATCAATAAAGAATTGTCCAAACTTTGGGACAATCCATTAAAGGAAGATAGAATAGATTCAAGATCAGGTTTAACCTTAGTAGGGAAAACCCTATGTATACTAATACAGGTAATTAAAGCACCGATAATCTTCTTTCTTTTATGAGTAGGCAATTCCTTGTTAAGGATACTGTCTCTCAATAAAATAGGGATGATTACTGGGAAACCGTGTTTGTCAGTTTTAACAAAGATTGATGTCGATTTCTCAACATCAACATTTGCTAAACGTCGCACTAATATTCTAAGTACTTCTTTAAGGTACTTAAAAGTAAAAGTGAAACCACTCTTCTTTACCAAGGAAGATATGCGTGCAAACAAGATTCTAAAAGGTTTATCAAATTCTTTTACTGAATAAGATCACAACACTAAGGAAAGAAACGGATTAAACTCTTTAAGTCTAATCCAAGCTTTCTTCTCAAAGTGCCTTTTAATGTTAAGTTGTGTTATAAATAATTTATTTGTAGCATGATTTAATATTAAAGGTGACCTAAATACGCAATCTTGAGTTCTCCATCAGGGTGCTAACCCAATGGGATCCAATTCTACTATTAAATAGAATAGATTACCATATAAAGGGACCTAGCACAATCGTAGTGCCATAGACTCCACCTACTGGAAAGTAGTTGGGCTCATCTTAATAAATTAAGAAGACCATGGTTGGGGCTTAGCCGATAATAGTTTACTATTGGACGCTAAAGCTTTATTATCAAATGTCGAAAGACATAAAATTTAGGCATTTAGTTGCCGGCAATAGCTTGCTAT